GGATACCGCAGCAGATGCTGCAGGCTTTCTTCAACCGCTATGTGCGGCGCATGTGTCACGGGGTGCCTCCTGCGATACTTGACGTACTGTACACGGCAACTGTGGAATCACACCTGGCTATGCCCGATGGCACTGTCTACTTGAAGCTGCAAGGTAACCCGTCGGGGTTCCCGAACACGCTCAGGCTGAACTCCGTCATTTTGCGGGTGGCTGAGTTGTGCGTGGCGCACGAGGCCACCAAGCTCACCATGAAGCAGCTGTGCCAAGCGCGCAGAGTTGAAATCTGCGGCGACGACAGTCGTGTGTGGCTGTTGGATGACATTGCTGCTGCGAGCGTGGATCCCGCTGTGCTGAACACCTGGAACAGCATGTTTTCATGGGAAGTGAAAGTCGAAGGGTACAATACCAGGGTGTCCACGGACACAGACCTCACGGCGTGGCTGGAAGCAGCGCCGCCACTGGTCTCGCGGAACCTGGTTGTGGACCACCGGGGAGTAGTCTGGAATGCCATGCATGATCCAAACCGAACGCTCTCCAAGTTGTGGTGCGCGAGCCCCCAAGATGAACACTACGTTGAACGGCTGGAAGGGACTTTGGTCGCTCTCCAACATTGGGTGGTGTGGCATGCCATGGGGTACGCCTATGTGCCGTCACTGGACGTGGTGTACAGGCATAACAAGGAGTTGTACGAGAAGGCCCAGAATCACTGTTTCAGCCTCATGGGGGGCTACGTCGAAGACGTGGTCATCCGTGGTGGCGTGCTGAGCAGCGGTGCCATCAAGCAAAAGCGCATGTTGCAAGGGGGGCGCATTGGCCATGACGCTCCAACCGACGGCAGGTTGCGCGCTGGTAGTTTGGTGGATGGGCACCATGACAAGCCACAACACATTTACCGAGACACGTCCACGTTCGAGGAACTATGGATGTACAGCCTGTCCATGGATGATCCTTGGTGGGAGAACTGGGGGGACCCAGACTGGGAGGAACGTCTCAAGCGAGCCACGCTCAACGTGGAGCATGGTTTCAAAGCAAGTGACGTACCCTGGGTGCCAGAGCATTACGTCTTCTTGACGCCAGAGCAGGACTACGCAGCGGGCCAAGGCCGCGAGGTCTGGTTGCTGGACGTTCTGTTCGTTTTGTGGAAGGGGCCGCAACATTTTGTCGGCCACCCACAATGCAGGGCGCAAGCGGTGCAAGTGCTACTGTGCATGGAGTTTCTGGGGCTTTGTAATCCCACGGTGTGGCGTGAAGCTGGATGGAAGATGACCGTTGAACAGTTTCGTGGTTGGTATAACGACGTGGCGGCGAGGCCCATTGAAGCCTGGTATTGCCCTGTGGGGCGAGCTACGCCGCACGACGACTGCTCCACGAACTTTTGCATCTACCAATACCAGTGGTTGGAAGCGATCTTCTGGGTGGCGCAAAGAAGGGCGACGGGTGAACTGCGGCTGCAAGGGGTGTACCCATACCAGTTGCCTGAACCCGCGACCTTTTTGGAGTACAAGCGCCCGGGCGACCCGGGACGACGCCCGTACCGGTTGCTCCTCACGGAGCTCACCCCTGAGTGAGCGCGTGGGGTGAGGCGCAAGAGCAGTTACCCGGCTGTCGGGGTGTGGGGGGTGCCCTGCGGGTGGGTGCCCGCAGCTCCCACAGCCTTTGAGGCCGCGTAGCTGTGAGCGCGTGTGGGATGTGTGGGTGGAGTGGTGTGGGCCAAAAGTTTTTGTTGGTATGGCGAAGACTGGCAAACACG